CGGCAAAAGCCCAGATCGGCGACTGGGCCATGCTCTACCCGGACGGCTTCAAAAGTATTAGCCCGAAGCTGGCTTTCGAGGAAGGTTACACGAAGTGTGGTCCGACCAATGACTGACTACCGATCACTGTCCGGCGCGGCGTTTCAACGCGAAGTCGGCGCCGATCCGGACAAGTGGGCCGACGCGGCGATGATCGCGGCCGAGGATCTTGGCTACAAGATCGATCGCGACTGGCTGCGGGATCTGCTCGCCGACGCCATGGAGACAGCGCGAAAACACTCAATACGAAACGTCATCGAGGGAGACGGCACATGATTCGCCTCTTAATCCTGGCCGCCCTGCTGGTACCCACGGTAGCGCACGCGCAGGCGCCCGCCCTGACCTACGAGGATCGTTCCGGCACGATCACCGCCGGCGGCACCGCCCAGGTCGTCCTGCCGGCGTGGACGGGCCGCCACGGGTGCGTGGTGCAGAACCAGTCGGCCGGCAGCCTGTGGGTGTCCGAGACGGCAACGGCGGTCGCGGGGCCGCCGTCGATCCTGATCCCGGCTGGTCAGCAGTTTCTATGCATGAGCCCGGCGTCCGGCCAGGCGTATTCGATCATCGGCGCGACCACGGCGCAGGCGTTCGCGGCGCGTCAGTGGTAGGTCGGCGCGCATTGCTGTTGGCCGGCGCCGCGTTTCCAACGGCGGCTTATGGCCAATGCGTGACTGATACCCCGGCCGTGGATGCGTGCCGTGGCGGGGTGCGTGGGTCGTCGGGTCCGCCCGGCAAGACGCTTGATCTTAACTTCATGTTCCCCGGCACGCTCGATCCGCGCATCACGTTCACACGCGCGTCATCCGCGACATACACCGATGCGAGCGGTGTCATTCAGACGGCGGCGGTCAATCAACCGCGCTGGGATTACGCGGGCGGATCGTTGCGCGGGCTGCTGATCGAGGAACAGCGGACGAACATCCTGTTGAACAGCGCGGTTCTGAGCACGCAGAGCGTTACCGTGCCCGCCAGTGTCCAGGCGCTATCGTTCTACGGCACGGGCACAATCACGTTATCGGGTGCGTTCGCGGGTTCGCTTGTTGGGACGGGGCCATATCCGTCCAGGGCTTCGTTGATATTCACTCCGACCGCTGGCGTGCTGACCCTGACTGTTACCGGGTCCGTGCTGAACGCGCAGCTTGAGTGATCTCATGATGCACAGTCGTATGACATGTCCGACAGAGCGTTTGGAGGTTATCCAGGGCATCGTTGCGAGCGCGCCGGTCGCCACCGCGTCCAGTTCCGCTAAGGTCCAGATGATGCACGGCGAGGTCGTCACTCGTGCCGCACCGCTGACATTTGAAGCCGTCTCGTTCCAGCGCGGCTTGTCGGTTGCCGCTGAAGTGGAAGTTATCGCGCGCCTTACGAAGGTATCCGTTAAGTCGTTCTTTCGGGATGCGCGACATGCTCAGGCGCGTGATTTCCGCGCGTCGCATTGCCGTGCATTCAGGACACCGCGCCTCTGGGCCGCTGTGATAGACGTAATCGGTCTGACAATCCGCGCATTTGTATGTCGCTCCGACAACGCGAGCGTCGCCTTCGCGTCGATACCGTTCCAGGCGCTCCCTGTTGTCCCTGGCGCGAACGATGGGAATGCACGCGGCGCATACCTTCTGGCTCTGGCTCGTGGGTTTGTAGATTACGCCACATTCACCGCAGGTTTTGTCGCGAAATCCATTGCGCGTCTCTCCGTGTGCTTCGAGCGCGCATGGGACGCAACGCTTTGTGTTTGGGGACTTCTTTACCACCCGTTCGCCACAGCCGGGACAGATGATGGTTCCGTAAGATCGTGTTGCCATGGGTCATCTTACCACGGAGGGTGGCAAATTGTCTAGCTTCGTGACGAGTTGGATACCAACGACATCGGTGGCGGTGACACGCGCGGCTGATGTCGCGTCGATGCCGACGAATGTGAGTTGGTTCAGTTCAAGTGTCGGAACAATACAAGCGGAGTTTATATCTCCGAACCAACTACTCGTCAGTGGACAGTTGGGCATGCTTACGATCAATGACGCGACTGATGCCAACCGTATCGTGCTTTATGGTGTTGGTCCAACTACCGGGCTGGCGATCTATGCCGCTGTCGGTAATACCGTACAGATAAACGCATCTGTTGTCGGAACCGTTGGTATTCCACAAAAGATGGCTGTCGCCTACGGAAGTCCGTGGCGGTATGCGATTAACGGCGCGAATACTTCGACCGCGAACAGTGCCGTTCCGATACCACTAACGCAGATGGCACTAGGATCATCCGACACCGCTAATGCCACCTCGCGTCTGAACGGCTACCTCCGTCGCGTGACTTATTGGAACAGAGCCCTGTCCGACACCGAAATGCAACAGGTGACAACATGACCGATTTCCGTATGTCCTTTCCTGTCACGTCGCTCGGCACTGGCATCAGTGGACTGCGCGCGTTACGTGAAGCGGAAGGTGGCAACACACAAAACGCGCTCGGTGATCCGCGCGATGCGACCGGTAACATCGTGTATCCCGATCCCAATGCACCGATTGGCACGCCACCGCCTGACGTTTGGTATGGCCGACCCGGCAGTGCCGCGACCAGTTACACCGATCTGAATGGCAACGTGGTGCAGGTGCCCGCCAGGGGCGATCCGGCGCTGTATTATGTCCACATCCGGTCCGGCCTTGAGGCCAAGGCATTCAGGCCCGGCGCGCATGGCATGAAGGACGCCGATCCGAAGGCCAGCGCCGCCGTCCTGGGTATTTGGTTGGGTGACACGCCGCCATGAGCCAGTCCCTCTACCCCGATCCGCCGATGGACCCAGAGGCCGCCGAGGCGTCGCGCCCGAAAGGCGGCCCAGGCATCGCGAATGATCGTTACCCGCGCGACCTGGACGACCTGCACGCGCGACAAGTGCGGTGGTTCGAGGACAGCGAGACCACGACCGCCGATGGTCGGCGCATGTCGCAACGCGATCGCGATTACAAAGACGGATACCAGTGGAGTTCCGCGGAAAAGGAAGCACTGAAGGCGCGCGGCCAGCCGGAAATCACCATCAATAAGATCGCCGATAAAGTCGAACTGATGTGCGGCCTCGAACGCAAGTCGCGCACCGATCCCAAGGCGTTCGCCCGCAACCCAACCGACGAGGACAAGGCCAACGCCGCGACGCAGGGGCTTCGTTACATAAGCGACGACAACAACTTCCCGCTGATCCGCTCCGACGTTTATGAAAGCCTGATGGTCGAGGGCGCGGGCGGCGCCGATCTGGCGCTGGAAGACGACGGGCGGGGTGGCGCGAATATCGCGATCACACAGGTGCCGTTCGATCGCCTGTTTTGGGACCCTCATAGCAGACGACTGGACTTTAGCGACGCGCGCTACAAAGGCATCGTCATCTGGATGGATCGCGACCAGGCATACGAAACGTGGCCCGACGCGGAAGACCTGATATCCGATACGTTCGCGACACAGACCGGCAGCTACGCCGACCGGCCGCACGATATCGTCTGGTGCGACAGTAAGCGCGAGCGCGTCCGTATCGTCCAGATGCACTGGCAGGAGAAGAACGAATGGTGGGTCTCCACGCTGACCCGCGTCGGCTTCCTGGCCGAACCGATGAAATCGCCATTCCGGGGTAACAAGGGCCGTTCAACGTCCGGCCTCATCATGGCGTCCGCGCACGTCGATCGTGAGAATAATCGTTACGGTATGGTCCGCAACCTGATTTCCGTGCAGGACGAAATCAATAAACGACGCAGCAAGGCGCTGCACCTTCTGAGCGTGAGGCAGGTCATCGCGGAAGATGGCGCGGTCGCGGATCAGGACCATGCGCGGCGGCAAGTGGCGAAGCCGGACGGTTATATTTCCGTCAATCCCGGCATGAAGTTCGAGATTCAGGAAGGCGGGCAGTTGGCCGAGGGCCAGTTCAAGTTGTTGGAACACGCGACGGCGGAAATGCAGGCGTCGGGGCCGAACGCGGCGATGAGCGGCACCGATCCGCGCGAACTATCGGGCCGGGCCATCCTCGCGCAACAGGCTGGAGGTGCGGCGACCCACGAGCCGATCGCCGATACGCTGCGGATGTGGTCGCGGACGGTCTACGAGGTCGCCTGGATGGCCGCGCGTCGGTACTGGACAGCGGGCCGTTTTGTTCACGTAACCGACGATCTTGGCTCGACGAAATACGTCGGCATCAACCAGCCGGTGCGCCTGATGGACGAACTGGCGGCGATGCCCGAGCAGCAACGCGCCCAGGCGATGCAGCAAATGCAGATCGTGCCGGGCGACCCCAGACTCCAACAGGTGATACGGATAGACAACGATATCACCGACATGGACATCGACATTACGATTGAAGAGGGCATCGATGTTCCGAGCATTCAGGCCGAGCAGTTCCAGGTGTTGATCCAGCTGGCCGGCACGCAGCCAGGGCTGATCCCGCCGGAGATCCTCATCGCCGCGTCGAACCTGCGGAACAAGGACGAGCTGTTGGAGATGCTGAAAGAGCACCAGCAGGCGGCGGCGCAGCAGCAGCAGGCTCAGCAGAAGATGGTGGCTGACAAGGCGCAGGCGGACATCACGGCGCAGCAAGGCAAGGCGGCGGCGGACTTCGCGCTCGCCAAAGAGCGCCAGCACGCGACGGTGCATCACATCGCCGAGGCGCACACGATGTTCAACGACATGAACGCGCCGCCCGACCCGCCGAGCGATCCGGGAACGGTTGTGCCGCCGGAGGTTCAGGCGGCGATGAACGACGCCGACATTCGCGGCCGTCACGCCAAGGCGATGGCGGATGAGGCGCGTGCCGGCGATCTGCGGCAGAGCGCGGTGGAGCGGGTCAACAACATCCTGATCGCGCGCCACAACGCGCTGGCGCCGCCTGAACAGCCGGGAGGCGCGTGATGGGCAAGCGACGGCTTTCGCTGGCCGAGCGCGTCGATAAAGGGACGCTAATTGAAGACACCCTGAAATCAATCTCAACGCATCATAAAAGCGAGGGTATTGATTTTAATCGTGCGGATTACGTCATGGGCGCGCAATTCATGTTGGTGGTGGTTCAACAAATAATGGAGGACGACGGGGTGTTGGTGGAGCCATCGAGCCGGTTTGGCCGCAGACTCGAATCGATTCAGTCCGAACTTCTGGAAGTGCGGTGGAACTGGCAGCGAAGGGAGGCGCTATGATGTCTGAAACACCATCCCAACTAGACGCCTTTCTGAGCAGCGGCACCCAGCCCGAGGCCGCTGACACGCCCGCGCCGCAAGAGTCCAAGGCAGCGCCAGAGGCAGCACCGACCAAGGCAGCACCAGCCGCCAAGGAGCCAGCCAAGGCCGCCTCCGAGCCAGACGACGACGAACCGGGCGAGCCGGAACCGGGACAACCCAACGTCCCGCGCAGTGCGTATCAAAAGGAGCGCGAGCGCCGACAGAACTGGGTCGAACGCGCCGGCCGCGCCGAGGCGGAACGCGACGCGCTGGCGAAGCAGCTTGAAGAGGCCAGGAAACCGCCACCAGCCGCCGCGCCGCCCGCCATGTTGGAGCCGATCGACCCGGCGCGCGATCCCGAGGGATACACGCGGCGCGTCAGAGGGGTCGTTTTGAATGAGAGACTAAACACATCCGAAATGATGGCGATCGACAAGCACGGCAAGGAAGTCATCGACGCGGAAACGGCGTATTTCCAACAACGCACGCAGGCTGATCCCAGGCTGTGGAATGAGCTTTATTCCAAGCCGCATCCGTATCAGTGGATGATAGACAACAACGCCACGGCGCGGCTGCACGAAGAGATAGGCACCGATCCGGCGGCGTATCGGGCCAGGATCGCGGCTGAAGAGCGCGCGAAGTGGGAGCAGGAGCAGGGCGCGGGGCAGAGGGTATCTCCCGCGGCTGGCCTTCCTCCGTCTTTAGCCAGTGCGCGTTCAGCCGCCCCTAGAGGCACCAATGGATTTTCCGGGCCACCTTCACTCGCGGACATCCTTACAAGACCGCAACGTCGTGGGTGATCACAAAAGAGGTCCCGACCTTTCGGCCGGGAATCGTGTATCGAGCGAACTGATTGTTGCGGATATACTCCGAGCTTCAATGAGGTCTGGGTTTGTGCCCAGAAAGTCAGTCCGCATCCACGATTATACACATCGCTGGCGTGAGAGGAAGTTGAATATTGCCTGACCTCGCGACCCTGACCGCCATCCTCTACGCCGCCCGTTTGAGTCGCCGCGTGCCGGAGACAACCGCCGAGAAAAACCGCGCTATCGCGGAATCGGTCGTTGATGCTAGACTGATCGTGGCCGCCACTGTTGACGAGGAACCGGACATCCGTTCAACCCTCGCTCGATTGCTGGAAGCCGAGCCGGAGCAACCGTCGCCGTCGCCGGGCAACAAAACGGGCGTATTCGCGGAAGCAAAGGCAACCCGTCGCCGGGGTTGATTCGGGCGCCGGCCTGCCGCCAGGGCCTTAAACTGGTGTGACCCGTCGCCGGGGGGATCAGCGGGCGTTGCTTCAATCGAACCGTGCAAATTGCTCGTGGAGATGTTTCGCGGCCTCGACGTAGGCCGCGTGTGCCTCTTCCTGGCTATCGAAGGTGCCGAGAATATGGTTCTCGCGACCGAGCATGATTGTGGCTCTCCATTTCCCCTTGGAGGCTGGAGCCGTGCCCTTAAGGTATCCATTCTCTCGGTATGTTCGTCGGTTTCGGTTGTTCTCCGCTCGCGTGGCCGGCCGCAGATTGTTCCAGGCATTGTTCGACGGAATACCGTCAACATGGTCAAGGACAGCGGTGGGCCATTCTCCCGTGACGTGCAGCCAGATCAGGCGATGCGCCTGATACAGATAATCATGAAGCCTTACCGACAGGTAGCCATACTGACCATCAGGGCAGCCCGCCGGTTTGCCAGCAAGGCGTTTGTTCACACGCGGCAAAACATCGTCACGGTGTCGCCACGACAGCAACCCGGTCTCCGGGTCGTAGTCCAAGGCGCGCCGGACCATCTCGGCGGTAAGTTGGTCGCGCGGAACAGCGGTTTTCTTTGGCACGGCCATATGAATATCACTGCGCGGACCCGAGGGAAAGCGAGTTTTCATCAACTCGTAACCTAGGAATACAGTCTTGGCAGACATGAACGTTACTCCGGCGAGAGCCGGACTTACTCCAGTTATCTGGGATAGTGACTTCTTCAGCGAGTACATCCGCAAGAACCAGTTCGCCCGGTACATGGGCACAACCATGGGCAGCATGATCCAGGTGCGCGAAGACCTGACCCGGAAAGCCGGCGATACCGTGGTTTTCCCGACCGTCCGCCGCCTGATCGGCGCGGGTGTCTCCGGAAATACGGTGCTTGAGGGTAACGAAGAAATCCTCAATGCCCGGTCGTTGAACCTTGTCGTCTCCGCGTTCCGGCACGCGGTCGCGGTGTCGGACTGGGACGAGCAGAAGTCGGTCATCGATCTCAGAGAAGCGGCGCGCGAGGCGCTGATGAACTGGGAATTGGAGAAGATGCGCTCGGACATCATCACGTCGCTCGAAGCCGTCACGGCGGACGGCAGCGTGCAGATTTCCTATGCCGCCGCCACCGCCGCCCAGCGCAACTACTGGACGGTGAACAACGCCGACCGTGTGTTGTTCGGCAACTCCAAAGCCAACGCCGTCTCCGGCGTCATGGCCACCGCGCTGGCGACGATCACCGCCGCCACGGGCAAGATGACGGCCGCGACCGTCACGCTGGCCAAGCGCATCGCCCGCACCGCCTCGCCGCGCATCCGGCCAATCAGCGTCAATGACGACGAGGAATGGTTCGTGATGTTCATGCCATCGCTGCCGTTTCGCGATTTAATGGCCGACCCCGTGATCATCAACTCGTTGCAATATGCGTGGGATCGTGGCCGCGATAATCCGCTCTTCACCGCCGGAGACCTGTTGTACAACGGCGTGATCATCCGCGAAGTGCCTGAAATGCCGGTCATCGCCGGAGCCGGTGGTGGCGGCATCGACGTTGCCATGTCGGCGCTGTGCGGCGCGCAGGCGTTGGGCGTTGCGTGGGCGCAACGGATGAAAAGCACAACAAATACAAGGGATTACCAATGGATGCACGGGGTCGGGATTTCCGAAATCAGGGGCGTGGCCAAGCTTCGCTTCGGAACCGATCCAACTGTGGACACGACCAAGCCAGTTGATGCTGGTATTGTCTCGGTATTTTCGAGCGCCGTAGCCGATGCCTGAACGTAACGGTTTCTGATTAGGAGTATAGTTACAATGGCAACGAAACACGACGACGACGACAAGGACGACGCCCGCAAGAAAGCCGCCGCCGAGCCGAAGCCAACGCCCCAGGCAACGGCCGCCGCCGCCGCGCCCCCCGGCTCCGATATGTTCGGGCGCACTGCGGAACAGCGCGACCTGATGGCGTCCAACTCCATCGGCGCGCAGATCATCCTCGACTACAACGGAGACGGATCGCTGGGTGCGCGTGGCGGTGCTGGCGGGACCATTGAAGAAAACACGATGATTCGGGACGCGCACCTGGTGGCCGTGGGCCTCGATCCCACGAACCCGTCAGGGCCGCCGACCGGTGAACCGTGGGTTCCGCCAGCCGTGTTGGCGGCTCCTCAGCACTCGGTTTCGGGGCACGCCACGCGCATGTCCAGCCTCGCGGCGGGGCTTATCGGCGAGCCGGGTGACATTCCAGACCCGCCGGCGGGCACCGTGGCCGGGGCCGCTCGGTAACCTCCGGTGGCCACCACCGTGGACATGCTCGCCGATCGTGTTTTGGGCCGCCTGGATATTGTCATCGTACCGGTATCCGAGCGGCCCCAGAACACCGCCATCGTGAGCGTCCAGAGCGTCGCGGCGTCCGCGTTGCAACGTCTGGGCGTCATCGTGCCCGCGTCGGCCCGGCCCCCCATGCCGGTGATCACGCCGATTGCTTATCTGGCCACCCGCGCACTGGAAATGCTGGCGGTGGTGGCGCCGGACGAAGACCCACTGCCGGATGATCTCGATACCGCGACGGACATGATACGCGCGCTGAATGACTCATTGATCTCACGCGGACAGGTGGCGTGGCAGGGGGATGCCATCCCGGAGTCAGCCTCGGTTGACTACATACATCTCGCCGCCATCTGGCTCGCCCCCTCGTTCGGCAAGACCGGCGACGTGGCGCAACGCCCGGTCATCGAGGCACGCATCGCCCGTATCGCTCTGATCGCGGGTGCGCAGGCGATGGCGGAAGCCAAGGTCAACGAACTCAACGCTTCCATGATCGCGCGCGGCAACATCGACTGGACTGATATTCCGATGGCGGCGGCGGAACAATACATCCAGATCACCGCGCTCGCGCTGGCGCCCGTGTTCGGCCAGGAGGCGGACCCGAAGCTGTTTTTGATGTTGGAAGAGCGCATCCGGCAAATATCAGTCATCGCCAGAGCCCCCCAGGACGCCCGCGACGCGGTGATGGCGGTGCATACCGAGTTGTCGTCATCGGACAAGGTTCGGTGGTCCGTGTTCGATATTCCGCCGTCCGCCGAACAGCCCTACGTCGTGAAAGCGGCGAACCGCATCGCGATGAACTTCGGCAAGCAGGTGGACGCGCGCGCCGAGGCCCAGGCGGACGCCGTGCTGGCACGCATCATCGCGCTGCCGACCAGTGGCGAGGTTATGCGCGTGGTGTATTTTTAGATGTGGCTGATGATGCGGCAAACTGGCTCCGCGCGAACGTCGGCCTCGCCGCCGGGGTTTTGGCCATTGTCGGAACGCTCGTGGGCGGCGCCATCGCGGCCGCGGCGTGGCTCAACAGCGTGCATCACCTCGAACGGCGCGTGGATATTCTGCGGGCCGAGGTTACATCCATGCGCGCGGTGATGGATGAGAACCGCAAGACGGTCGCGGAGGTAAGGCGCGGTCTGGAGACGACGGATGCCGCTCTGCGCGAGACCGTCGCTCGCCTCGAAGAGCGCATCAAGCCGAGGGAGCGCGGCGCGCCATGACGGAGGTGCGGGATGACGGCCTGTTGTTTGGCGGTTCCATTCAACCGCCGAACGTGCCACCCGATCCAACGGGCGATGAATGGCGAGGCGAGCCGGGACCGGCGGGACCGCCTGGGCCAGCATCGACCGTGCCGGGGCCGCAGGGACCGCCTGGGGCGGCTGGAACGCCTGGAGCGCAAGGCCCGAAAGGCGACACCGGAGCGACGGGGACGCAGGGACCGCCTGGGGCGGCCTCGACCGTGCCCGGACCAACCGGACCCGCTGGCGCGCAAGGCCCGCAGGGTGTGCCCGGAACGCCTGGAGCCACCGGATCGCAGGGACCGATCGGCCCGACCGGCGCGCCTGGAGCCGACAGCACCGTGCCCGGACCAGTTGGGCCGCAGGGACCGCCTGGGGTTGGTTCGACGCCCTCGACCGTCACCCCGATCATGGACGGTGCCGCATCGATCGGTGTCGATGGCGGTTTCGCGCACGGCGACCACGCGCATCCGACTGTTTTTCAATTCACCTACGTTGACGCCAGCGTAAGCCGCACGCTCACGGTCGCCGAAGTTGGCACCTATCTTTTGTATCTTTACGGAGCACCAACGGCCGGTCCCGTCACGCTGACATTCCCCGTGGCGACGACGCCCGTTCGCGTGTGGCAGGCGATGAACATCACGGGCGCCCCGTTGACGCTGGCGGGTGCCAGTGGTGGCACCGTCTCCCTGCAAACGGGTGGCAATCGCGAGTTTTGGACTGACACTGGCGGTCTGTATCCGTTGAACACCGTCACCAGCACACCGCAACCGCGCGACAATTCAGATGCGGTCGCGAACACCGCCTGGGTGCGCGCGAACCTCTCGGGACATAGCGAGGGGATCAGCTTCGGCGGTGCCACCGTCACCGATCCGATCGACCTTTCCCGACATATCTCGCTTTATGACGGGTGGGGTGGGTTTAGTGTCACGAGTGGCGCGCTGAACGTCGTCTCTGGCGGCGGATTGGCGATGACCTTCGGTGGCAATTCCGTGTCGTCGTTCTATCCGCTGATGTTATCGCGCGATCCCGTGATCACGAACGAAGCGGCGACGAAACAATACGTCGACAACGCGATCACCGCCCGGATCGGACACTCGCAATGGGATGGTGTCGGCCTCGCCGAGACGCGCCCCGGAGATGAAACGCCGCCCGATCCGCTGGAGGAGATGCGCGCGACGATCGCCGCGCTCGCCGCCCGTGTCGCCGTGCTGGAGGCGCGCCCGTGACCGGTTCCATGATCGACGCCGTGCCGGTCCACGTCGCCGGGTTCAAGGCGTTCCCAGGGCGCGAGGCGTTCCCGATGTTCCTCGCGCATGAACTCCAGGCAGCGTGTCCCTGGGCCGTCGATGGCGAGAAAGACGCGGTGCGCGGGGACGGGGAGATTGCCCCGCAGCAGGTCAACCACGGCGGACTCGTCGCCGTGCTATGGGCCGAGGTCCGGAGCCTGCGCCGCCGCGTCGAAACGCTTGAGGCGAAATAATGCAGCAAACCATCGTCCTCCCCTATATGCGTCCCAGCGGCACGCGGCTGCCGCGCCGGGATCTGGTGATCACGCGCGCCGACAGTCTGACGCTGCGCGTGACCATCGTGGAGTCCGACGATCCCTCGGCACAGACGCTCGTCCTGACCGGCGGTATCGGCGGCCCGGCGGCGATGCTGCTCATCTGGCCGGATTACGTTCCCGTGCCGGGCGGCTCGTCGAGTTGGGGCGGCGGACACGGATGGGATTATGGATGGGACGGCCGGGGTTGGGCCGCGCCTCATCCTCCGACCACCGTCCTCTGGTCCGGCCAGGGAACGATCGGCGACGCGGCCGGTAGCTTCGATTTCTTTATCCCGCACGGCGCCATGGCCAGTTTCCCGCACCGTTGCGGATGGACCATTCAACTCGGCTGGGACGATGGCCTTAAAGGCGAGATGTTGGCGAGCGGCATCATGCACGTCAGCGGGCTGGCGGGGGCCTTTGGTCAGGTTGCCGGCAACCTGTTGCTCTGGACGACCGACGACTACGAGCCGATCACCACCGACACCGGGGAGCAAATATTCGTATGAGCACAACATACCCGAACGCGATCCGCATCGCGGACATGCCCGACCTGGGGGAGGTCACCGACGCCACCTCGTTGGTCGGAGAGCGCGCCGGGTCTGGACGGTTCTCGGCACCCGCTCTCCGGTCATATTTGCTGGAAGCGCCGATGTCCGGCGCGATCGGACGCAATCTTCTGCATAACTCTATGTTCCAGATCGCGCAGCGTGGCGCGGGGCCGTTCACGGTGTCCGCATATACCCTGGACAGGTGGGCCTCTGCGTTCAGCGCCGATACGGTCAGCGTCGCCCAGCAACCGCTGGCGGATATTTTTCGCGCTCAGATCGGGGACGAAGAAGCGGAATTCGCTCTGGCCAATACCTTCACCGGCAATGCCGGTGCCGGTGCGTATAATTTCATTTTCCAGCGCATTGAGAATGTTCGCAGACTGGCGGGCAAAACCGTCACGGTCAGCTTCTGGGCGATATGCGCCGCCGGCACGCTGAAATTAGGCGTTAATTTATACCAGAATTTCGGCACGGGTGGGTCGCCGTCAACAGGGTTCTTCCTGCCCGGCCAGTCTGTCGACATCAGCACGAGTTTCGCACGCCATAGCCTGACGTTTACCTTGCCGAGTGCTAGCGGCAAAACACTTGGCACCAACGATAACGACAACACGGAACTCAATTTCTGGTATTCGTGTGGTGCGACGAACGCCGCGCTATCCGGGAATGTCGGTGTGCAAAGCGGCACGGTCTGGATCTGGGGCGTCCAGCTTGAGATTGGCACCACGGCCACGATTTTAGAGAAGCCGGACCCGCGTTTCGATCTGAGCAACTGCCAACGCTTTTACCAGGTTTGCTACTTCTCCTTTGGGTCGTCGGCGGCCGTGGGTGGTAGTGGCGCGACACTAATGCTGCCATTCACTGTTCCGCTCCGAGCCACGCCAACAATCGTCCCAGGCTATACGACACAAGCCAACTGCGGCAGCAGCACCGTCACGCCGCAGACCTGGTTCGGTTACCATATCTATACAGTCGTTACGGGAGCGGGAAACTGGGCCATTGAGGGCTCCCTTACCGCGTCTGCCGAGTTGTGAGCGACACGCTCGCCACGCTTCAGGCGGCGCTGAAACCCAAGACGGGCATGCGGCGTATTCCGTTCCCGTTGGAAAGTTACGAGCATCCATCGCTACCGCTGTCCGCCAAGCGTCTGATAAATTTAATGGCTGAGAAACAACCGGCCGACGCGCGCACGCCAGCGGCGTTGGTCTCGACGCCAACATTGCAGGCGTGGAGCGCGACGGGGCCGCTCGGAACTGGTCCCATCGTGGCCATGAACGACGATCTGGCCGGCGTCATATATGTCGCCAGCGGCACGCATTTTTACCGGCTGACCTTTCCGGTGACCGGTGGCGTGGTGGTGGACGATCTGGGCGACATCGGCGCGCCGGATACCGGCACGGGCGCATGGAACAATTTTGTCACGATCGCTGTCGGGCCGACCGCCGTCGTTGTCTGTAGTCCGCCAAACAGCTACAGCAGCAGCCATGTCGCGGGTGCGGCGCTCGGTCAGATCACCGACCCGGACTATCCAGGCGCGTCGTCCGTCGCCTACGTTGACGGCTATTTTGTGTTTTCATCGCTTGGCAACACATCGCAATTTTTCATTTCGGAACTGCTTGACCCATTCAGTTTCAGCGCGCTTGATTTCGCGTTTAGCGACGCGGTGCCGAACGTCGTCCGTCGCGTGATCAGACACCGACAACAGATTTGGACGATCGGCGAGGCGGGGTTTCAGGTTTGGTATACCGCCGGGTTGTCCGGTCTGGAAACAACGACCGGCACATCGTTCTTTCCGTTCCAGCCGTTTCCTGGCGGGGTCGTGCCGATTGGCACCCAATCGCCGATGTCGGTTTGCCGCGCTGATCAATCGGTCTGGTGGTTGGGAGTTGATGGCGTGGTTTACCGTGCCAATGGCTACGCGCCCACGCGTGTCAGCACCCACGCCATCGAGGCCATCATCGGCGCCAATGCCATTGGCCTGCACGCGTTCACACATCCTTACCGGGGCCATTGGTTCTATTGCCTGACGACAGCCGACAACCGGACTTTGGTTTATGATGTCGCCACCAGTGTCTGGCACGAACAATCGACAAGCACGGACGGCAACGGGCCGTGGCGGGCCGCGACCGCCGCCGCCGATAATAATTCGATCAAACTGTATGGCGACCGGGTGACGGGGCAGCTTTATACCCTGGACATGCTGCCGATCGATGCCGGTGTTGTTCCCATTCGTCAGGCGACGTTTCCGCCGATCTGGGATGAAACCAAACGGGCGTTTTGCGCGCGTGTCGAGATAGAAATGGAGGTCGGCGATCCTCTGTCTTCGGGTCCGGTGTTGTTGCAATGGTCCGATGACGGAGGGCGAACGTTCAACGCGGGGCGCACCATGTCGGCGGGCGCCTCCGGCGAGTACCGGTACCGGGTTTACACCACGCGGCTCGGCTCGTTCCGACAACGGGTTTTCCGGGTGACGTGCCACGGGGTTGTATGCCGCCGATGCCGACATATTCGTGGGGGCGACCTGATGGCGACGGCACCCGCGCCTCGGAGCATTCAGCCGCCGTTCTACGATCCGCCGCTCTTATGGAACGGAGAGCGGCATTCCCAGGTGTGGGAGTCGTATTTTCAGAGCATGAGCGACCAGATCCTGGCGTTGACCGGGGCGGCGATGCCAACGGGGGCGACGGCGAAGCGGGTGACGGCTCTGGAACAGGCGCTCGCCGATCTCGCCCGCCGCGTGGCGGCGTTGGAGGGACCGTGAGCCATCCGCCCTTCGTGGTCTTCTCCATGCCCAGAAGTCGCTCGGCTTGGATTTCCAGGTTTCTGACCTGGGGCGACTGGCATTGCGGGCACGAGGAATTGCTGCACGCGCGATCGTTGGATGATGTGAAGTCGTGGCTGAGCCAACCATGCACGGGCACGGTGGAGACCGCCGCCGCGCCGTTCTGGCGCCTGCTGCGGCATTATCCGGATGTGCGGGTCGCGGTGGTGCGCCGCCCGGTCGAGGAGGTCGTGGCGAGCTTTCTACGGCTGCCATTGGGGTTCGACGAGGCGAAGCTGGTCACGCTCATGCGTCGGGTGGATGCCAAGCTGGCGCAGATCGAGCGGCGATTGCCGGATGTGCTGTCGGTTAGTTTCGCGGACCTCGCGACCGAGGACGGTTGCCGCCGTGTCTGGGAACACGTGATGCCGTACCCGCATCAGCCCGCGTGGTGGGCGGCGTGTGATCCGGTGAACATCCAAATAGATATGCGTGTTCTGGCACGGCGTGCGCGTGCCTTTGAGCCGCAACTGACGAAACTGGCGAAACAGGCGAAGCATCGGGCTATCGCGACGATGGCGCCAGAACGTGGCAATTTCGATGGCGTGACGTTCCAGGTGGAGCCGTTCGCGCGGTTCTGGCAAGATGCGGAACCATTGTTTCGTGAGCACCTGACGCAAACGGATCAGTCGCCGGGCGATCACGCGCGCAAAAACCGGGCTTTGTTGCAATGGTTCGATGATGTCGGGAGATTGCAGTGCCTGACGGCGAGGATCAATGGCCGCATGTTCGGATACCTGACGACGGTCATCGGCCCGTCGCTGGACAGTCCTGACATCGTTCAGGCCGAGCACACTATTTTCTTCGCGTCCTCGGCGGTTCGTGGGCTTGGGATGCGGCTACAACGGGCGGCGCTGGAGAAGTTACGCGAGCGTGGTGTGCACGAGGTCATCATGCGGGCGGGGCATCGTGGCAGCGGGCCGCGACTTGGCACATTCTACCGGCGTCTCGGCGCCCAAGAGTTCGGGCAAATGTATAAACTAGAGGTGGCGTGATGGGATTAGGAGCAGCGGCGGCGATCACCGCCGGAGTTGGTCTCGTTGGTTCGGTTGCCGGATCATATATGCAAGGTCAGGCCACGAAGAGCGCCCAATCGTCCGCGAACGCCGCGCAGACGGCGGCCGAGGAACGCGCACGTGCTGACCTCGCGCCCTACAATACCGCCGGTCAGCACGCGCTTACCGCGACGCAGGACGCCGCCGGGCTGAACGGTCCCGAGGGCTACAACGCGGCGATGGCGGGCTTTCACACAAGCCCCGGTTATCAGTTCCAACTCGACGAGGGCTTGCGCGCGGTGGACGCCGGAGCCGCCGCGAAGGGAATGCTGCGATCTGGCGCGGCGCTGAAGGCGGAACAAACCTTCGGCACCGGCCTCGCGGACAAATCGTTTACAGACTATTATAATCGTCTTTTTTCGTTGTCTAATCTGGGAGAGAACGCGGCGGCCAAAACAGGCGCCAACGCGGTCACGACTGGCCAGGGTATCGCCGGGACGGATGTCAGCAGCGGCGCGCAAGACGTTAGTATTTACGGAAATCTCGGAAAGGGCATCGGAACATCCGCGAACACGCTGTTCAATAATCCAGGCTTTCAGAGTTGGGCGGGTGGGAGCGACCCGTCATGGGCGTCGCTCAACAAGACCAACCCAACAGTCGCGCCGAACACATGGTCGCAGCCCGATAGTTACTATTTACGGGGCGGCGGCGGGTATCAAATTTGAGGTAACGCGCCATGCCAACCTTTTCCTCCGCCCAGGTCACTGACCCGTTCCTGTCCCAGAATGAGTTGCTGGCGCCGATGCTCGCGCACATCGCGGCACAGGAAAAACTCGGCAACCTCGATATCAACCGGCAGACCCTCGCGCTTGAGCAGGACAAGGCGGCGCGGGATCTGGCATTCGGCGACTACCTGAAGAAAAGCCTTCCCACGGACGGCACGACGGGGGCCACGGGTGCGGTGCCGGGTGGCGGCGGATCGTTCCTCGGCGCGCTGGCGCAGATCGAAAGCGGCGACAAGAACATCGTCAGCGGGACCGACAAGGACAGCAAGGGCCTGACCCTGGCGCAAGGCGGCAACCCGGCAGAGATCAGCCAGGGGCATTTCCAGATACATACGGGGACGTGGAAAGACTTCGCGCCACAGGCTGGCGT